ATGGTCCAAGAGCGCTGGAAATTCGACCACGTGCCACTGATCAGCTTTAACTTCTGTTTGGTTCTTGACCAACATACCTGTTAAATCTTTCGTGCTCCATCTAGTCATGACCAGCACAATCTTACCACCTGGTTGTAAACGTTGTCGTGGTCCTGATGTATACCACTCGTAAGCCGACTCTAATGCTTTGCCTGACATTGCATCTTGCTCCGAGTGTGGGTCATCTATAATTAATAAATCTGCACCACGTCCTGTGATCGCACCACCTACACCAGCTGCGAAGTATTCACCGCCTTGTGATGTCTCCCAACGTCCTGCTGCCTTTGAATCTTCTTGTAGGGTTGTTTTAAAAATTTTACCGTAGTCTTCTCTATCGATTAAGTTTTTTGCTTTACGACCGAATCTGATTGCGAGCTCTGCCGTGTGGGTTGCTTGTATAATCTTGAGCTTTGGCTCACGGCCCACCATCCATGCTGGTAGCAAGTATGATGCAAATTCTGATTTGGTATGTCTCGGAGGCATATTGATGATCAGGCGGTTTATT